CCGAAGCCCCCGGATCAATTAGTCAAAGTTACCGTAGGGGTAAGTAGTCAGAGTGCCGATGTTGTTATCAGGCTGGGTATAACGCAAGGTCACGTTAACTTGGCCGGTGATAGAAGTGGCTGTGTTCAAAGCTGTACCAACCAAAGCAACTGTAATAACAACTTGCGACAGGTTAGGCTGGTTGCCGCCTTGGTAGATGTCGGTCGAAGTAGCTGATTGATTCAGAATTTGGGTGCTGGTAAAGGTTGCCAGCGATTGACGACCAACAGCGTTAGAAGTAATAGCGGCAGTTTGGAAGTAAGCAGCATTACCAGCAGCGGCTGTGTAGTTGTTGCTTGCCAAGAACTGAACCGAGGTCAGTGCAGCAGTACCACCAGCTACGGCAAACTGGGTGGCAATATCAAAGAAAATATCGTCCAGATCAGATCCGGTGGGCAAATAGAACACAGCGCCACGGTAGATGTTGGTGGCAGTGTCAGCCGGAATGGTTTGAGCTGTAGGAGTAGCGGTTGCCGAGGGCACAAACACGGTGCCGTTGACGTTGGGGATGCCGTTGGAGGCAACGAACTGACCCGACGCACCACCATAAGTGGAAGTGCCGACCACTGCGTTAGCGATGTTAACGTCAACGTTTTGAACCAATTGGCTATAACCAACGTTGCGCAAAGCGCCAAAACGAACGTCGCCCGAAAGGATTGGGCCTTCAAATGTACTGCGTGCCATGACAAATGTCCTTATGCAAAAGTTACCTTGTTAATCGTTGCATCGTCTGCTGGGCCAGTGGCAACAAGGTCGAATTCCCAGATGCGTTGAATATACAGGAAAGAAAAAGGGGGCGCAATGCCCCCTCTTCAAATAATCAAAATAAATTTGATTAGTACGAGCTGAACGCGCCCAGTGGGTCAGACCAGCCGAACGAATAACGTTCGCGAGACTTGTAACGAACGTTACCAGTGTCGAAGTCGCCGTCCATGCTGTTTTGCAAAGGCATACGTTCAAAGTGCTTCAGACCGTTAGGAACGTCAGTGGTCAAGAACCATGTGTTCGTAGAGGTCAAGAAGTGGTTGACAGTGTAGCCGCCAGGAACAGAACCGTTGTTCTTGATAGCGTTAATGTCGTTGTTGTTTGTACCAACGCGCAACTCGGTTTCGAGCAGGCGGGTAGCAACGAACATCAATGCTGGGGGAACAACCAGTTTCTTGGGCTTAGCAGCGATCAACAGACCACGTTCATCCGTCCAAGCAGCGATTTGAATCACGGCTGCTTCAAGAGCAGTTTCATTCAAATCGGAAGGAGTGGAGAAGGTGTTGCTGTTAGTGCCACCGTTAACCAAGGGGTGAGCGGTAGAGAACAAAGACACGCCGTCGCCGCCGGTGTAGGCAGCGTTGTAGCCGTTGTTCAAAACTGCAGCAGCCTTGACTTGCTTGGTGTAAGCCATAGCACGGGCCAAGCCTTTGGTGTAGCGAGCAGACAAGCTGTCGTACAAGTTATCTTCAATCGCTTCTTCAGTGATTGAGAAACCCAAGGCAATGGTTTCGTGGTTATAGCGAGTCGTCCAAGCTTCTTGGGCGTTGTCATAAGAAATCGCTGTACCTTCATTCTTCACAGGAGCTGCGGAGAAGCCGGACAGTTTGGTTTCTTCTTCAAAGCTACGTTCCGAGGTTTCGGTTTCGTAGATCTCTTTATGCTCTTCGCCGTAACGGGCATATTCCAAGCCGAACAATGCGTTCAAGCCTGGGAGCAGTTCTTTAAGTAGCTGTGCACGTGAAATAGCCATGATTTACTCCTTAGACGCCAGTGCTGTTAGTCAAGCCTTGGAAACCTTGGTTCCACACGACTTTAACTTCAGGATAGCCAACAAACGAAATTGCAGTACCAGTGCTCAAAGTGATGGCGCTGGAAACAGTAACGGTAGTGCCGCTGATGTTGGTAACAGTGATGTAGTTACCTTGGGCAGAACCAGTACCGCTAGGTGCAATCAATTGCATGCCGGGGCTGATGGCGGTGTTGGAAGCGGTCAAGGTCACGGTAGTGCTAGAACCGGAAGTAGAGCCAGTGGCGCTAACAGTCACAGCAGTATCGGGAACCAAACCAACCACACGGAAAGGCAAAGCGCTGGTAACACGGGTGTTGCCAGAAGTGCCAGAGCTAATAACGCCGCCAGACACAGCCATAGCCGAGTCGCCGGTGTTGGTGTTGCCCGTATTGCCAGTGACGGCGTACAAGTTAGTACCAACAAAAGAAGCGTTTGCATAACCAACGGTAGTGCCGGTGTTAGCCAACGATGTACCTTGAACGGTCATCACTGCCTTGAACACAACACGTGGGTCGTCGATGATGTAAGCAACTGCGTTGTTAGACACAGTGTTGGCGGGCCAATATTGAGCACGCACGGTTTGACCCGACGAGTTCACATATTCGCAACCAACAAAGATGCCCAAGGTGCCAGCAACAGCGGTACCAGGGGACGAAGCGGCAGACATAGAGGTAGTCACAACAGTACCGTTCGACAATTGAACGATATCGCCAAAGAACAAACCTGTGTTGTAGCCGGAAGCAATCGGCAGAGAACGGGTGCTACCAGCATAAGGCAAGCCACCGAGCTCATTGATCGCCTCAAACCCATAAGGGGCGGGAACGATAGGATAAGCCATTTAGAACTCCTAAAAAATTTAAGTACCTTTTCCGAACGATGTCGTCGATTTGCGTTCTGCAAACAACGGCATACGCGGATCACTATTTCTCATAAAGTTGTTATCCACAGATTCCATCTGAGCCCGGTTTTGCTGGGCGTAATAATCATCACGCTGTTGCAAGAACTCTTCAGGGATCCGGCATAACAACAAACCACCAACTTCAATGTTGCCTTTAAAGCGACCTTCAGTCGATGCGTGCATCATGAGCTCAGGATAATCTTCCGCTTTACACGGTTCATAGCCTTCACGCAATTTGGATGAAATATTGCTTGGATCTGAACTTCCCAAAATGCTTGTGCGAATATACCGATGCTTCCAACCTGGACGGTCGTCGGGCATTGGCAACACTTCTGGCGGACGCCAGTGTGTGATTCGCGATTCAGTTGTACGAGATTCCGCTGTACGACTAGCGCGGTTTTGAGCTTCAGCCATTTAAATATTCCTTCCGTTTAATTCCGCAACCTTCTTTGCATAAACTTCCAAAGGAACGTTCAGCTTTCGGGCGATTTCTACCTGCGTTTTGGTTAGTACGATCTTTTTAGGCGCTGTACTCCTGGTCGCTGGTGCCACCACATTTTGTCTTGTACGTTGAGGTGAAGCATCAACGTGGACTTCCGGCTCAAATGCTTCCGGGAATCTCTCACGCATTTCCTGATCAATGCGACGGTAGTAATCATCACTGGTCGGGGAAACACGTTCATTGGTAACTAGGTCTTCATGCAAAGCCATAGCGTAAGAAGTCATCTTACGGTTCTGTCCAAACCATGAATTTCTCTCCCGCCAACTCTCTGCACGAGGGTCAACAGTCGAGCGTTGTTGCGTTTGTACAGGAACTTCAGTAGTTTGTAAAGGCGCAAGTTGAAAATTATTAACCTTGTCGGCTTTAATCTTCGCATTGGTCAATTCATCTTGGGCCTGAGTAACAGCATCAGCATCCCCAGACTCATAAGCCTGCTTGTACTTCTGTTTCGCTTCTTCAATCTCTTTTGCAACAACCTTTTTAGCTTGGTCAAGCAGTGCCGCTTGCCCTTCACTCAGCGAACCTTTGAGCTTTTTATTCTCTTCGGCAATCGCTTGGGCAGCACGCACAGCCTCTTCACGCATACGCAAAGCCTCTTCTTTGGCTCGGCGCTCTTCGTGATAGCCCTTTGTAAAGTGCTGAATGCGTTTACGTACACTCTCATCGTACTTTTGCAATTCATCGTCAGCAAATTCCTTGGGAGGCTCAGCCATAGGTTTGCGGTTCTGGTCTTGAGGCGGGGTGTCATCCACCACTTCAATCTCATAATCCGATTCCTTCTCAGCCGCCTTTGGTGCATCTATCTCATCGGGAAATTTGAACGGTTCCATATTCCCTCCTTATGATGCACGGGTAATGCCGCGTGGATCTTCAACAGTCGCTTCAACCGAATCATCGTTAATGACGCGGAATTCACGGCCATGAATCTTCAGGCGCGTACCCGAATTAGGACGAACAATTACAAAATCACCCACCTTGCAAGACGGGCCAGCAGGGAAACGGTTCTTATCTGCATAAGCATCCGGCCCCATTTTCACAACGAACAGCACTGGGGTCAGCACTTCTTCATAGTGAATAGACTGAGCTGATTTAACAATCCCAATCTCGCTATCTGCATACTCTTCCATTGCTTCAGGTACGACGCACAACAAATGGAAACGTGCAGGTTCAGGCAACTGCTTTGCCTTCTGTTCAGCCGTCGCGTTTAGCAGTGGAGTTAAATCCACGGCGCTCAGGTCAAATTCACTCATCTTCATGTTCCTTTACTCTTCGCACGAGGTCGGCTATTTCTCTCTGTGCAAGGGCTAGACCCCGGATTGCCCCGCACATATTTTGGTACTCACCAAAATCTTTTGCACCGCCCTCGCCAAGAGCAGTGCTATACGATTGCTTGATGTTCTCAAGCTTCTTATCCAAAAATTCAAATGCCTGTGTATCCATCATTCAGCCTTTGGCTTAACCTTGGACTTATCCATAGCTTCTTTCATCTTCATATTTAATTCATGGGCACGCTGCTCATGCGTTAAATCCATCTCTTTTGACGCCGCATTATGGATAATGTTGATTGCATCATTTGCCCGCTGCGTCCGAGTATCTAAACGCTGCTGGTGAATCTTGGCCGCCATATCCAAGTTAGCCGCCATCTGGTTATGCTGCAGAGCTTGTTTGTGCATCTGCTCTTTATGGTGCATATCCTGCACTTGAGCTAGGTTTTGAATCACCGGATTGGGGCCAGTAGGCTGGGCAGGCTGCTGTTTTTGCTGCGCTTGACCGGCTTTAAGCTGCAATTCCTGCGCCTTGAGCTGCAAATCGCCCTGCACTTTTTGCGCTTTGATCTGGGCTTCTTGAGCTTTGATCTGCAACTCTTGTTGCTGCATTTGAATAAGCGGATCTTGCGACATTTGCTGAGCTTGCTGCTGCGAAGCCTGCGCTTTATTCTGTGCAACCACTTGAGCAGCCGCCTGAGCAACCAATTGAGAGACTTGTGTCTCAACTTCTGGCGACATTTCGGTATCGGGCTCTGGCAACGGCACGCCAAGACGCTGTTCGATCATGGCGCGGTACTTAAATGCCATGTGTTCCATCGTGTGAGCTTGAATTGCCGCCTGAATTGCCTGCGCATTGGGGCTTTGGCCGATCTGAGCCGCCGTAATTGGGTCTTGAATCAGCGACTGATGCACCGCCATGTGCGCATCATGGTCTTGATACATAAAAGCCTTGGTCGGTTTACCGTTTAACAAGGCCATATTCTCCGTAATCGGGTCTTTTGGCTTCATATCATCGGGCAATGGAACCAGTTTTTCCCCGTTTTTTACCCCCAAAACATTGATCATTTGGCGGTGTAACTGGGGTAAATCGTAAATTTGTGGGGCAGATTGAGCTAATTGGATCACTGCTTGGTATTGCATGATCCGCTGCGCCATCGTCGAGCTATTTGGGTCGGAAACAGGGATAACCGACACCATATCGTAGTCAGCTTGCTTGACTTTCTTGTCGCCGCCCTCTGGTGTATAGGGGTAACTCTTGGGTGTATCATCCCGAATAATGTCGCGCAGCAGTTTAAATTCCTGCTTCATCGCATAATGCACCCGAGCCTGCACCGCGCTCATGGTTTTCAGCTGGCGCTCAAGCAAAGCCAGCGTAGTGCCCACAGGAGCACCGGCACTCATGTCGCTGACATTCATATCAGCCGTAGCACCAAGGCGTCTAGCCTCATCAGTCATCTTATCCAACAAGGCCGACAGCACTTGGCTCGGCTCCTTGTAAGGCAAGGTCATGATGTTGTCTTTGATCGAGCCGCTAGGAACGTCCACATCACGGAACTCGCCAGGGGCGATAGGTGTATCATCACCCTTCACCCGCAAACCACGCGACTTCAAGCCGCCAGGTAAGTTAGCCAGCGTACCAGCGTCAATCAACTGACGGATCAAACTGGTGCCTGCTCGGGCATATCCACCAATTAGGTGAATAAAACCAAAGCCATAAGCACCAAATCCGGGCACATAGTCATACTGAACAAAGTGATCGCGCTTCAGGCACAAGGGATCGCCCTCATGCCAGTTACGCCTAATAGCCAGCACCTTTTGAGTGCCACGCTCAATAGAGATTACATACGGCACACCAATTGCATCTTCATCATCATCGTCTTCAGGCAACACATAATCAATATGCACCTCTACAACTTGATAACGTTCATCGTCGTTTACGGAATAACCCTGCTCATCAGCTTTACGTTTTTCAACGTCAGTATGAATAGTTACTGGCTCACCCAAATCAACATCCCGGTAGAACCCGGATGCCTGGAGCTTCTTCATCTCGTTTTTTGTTTTACGCATTAAGTGCGTAACACGCTCTGCCGTCCTCACCCCAGTCGAGCCGTAAGGAATAATTAACTCCTCAGCCGGGACAAACAAAGCTACAGGACGTCCAAGACTTGGATCGAAATAAACTTTCTTAAATGCTGACCCGGCCAAGCCTAAGTTAAACAACATCCTCTCATGCTCAGGACGGTACTCAACCATCTTATCTGTGAGCATGTAGTTCATGTCAGCCGCTACTCGTTCAGCAGCATCCAACTTGTCAGGCGTCTCTTCGCCAATGACTTCGGTCTTGACCGGGCCAGCCGCCGGGAACGTTTCAATAATAGTTTCGCTTTGAAATCTAACAGCAGATTCTGTAAGCAATGTGCTAAAGACGCCGGACGCCCCATTCCAAGGCTCTGTACGCTCCTCATACTTAACCCCCAGAACATCCAATCCCTTTACATACATCTCCACCCAGTCTTTACGACTGTTGATGTCCGCATCCACCATCTCAATGATGTCCGATGCAATCATCCCCAACTCAGACTCGCTCATCCCCTCAGCCAAGTTTTCCGAGAAGTCAGTATCCTCATGGTCATGCTCTTCTTCGGCTTTCATGAAGTTGATCTCCATAGAGCCATCAGATAACGTCACCGACTCAGGATCCTCAATCTCAATTTCAATTTCAGGCTGTTCGCCCTCAGCTAAATTGGCTAAACCCTGGGGAGCTGCGTAAAGACTTTTTTCCATATCCATCCTTAATAATACGGCGCGGCACGCTTAAAGTACCTGGGCTCATCTTCCTCATCCGAGTTTAACCTGATGAACCCGCCTTGTCTAAACCTAATTAACGCTTGAGTCGTTGAGTCAACCAAGTCATCGTGCGCCGCATTCGGAAACGCCGCCATCTGCTCAATCACATCTCTCGCCCACCCAGTATCCGGTGCCCACACCTTCCCCGAGCTAAACAAGTCCGTCACAGAATTCAACCGCACAAACTTATCATTACCCCGGCTAGGCGAATACTCACTCACCGGTATACCCATACTTCTCAACTCATATATCAAAGGCGCACCAGCCGCCTTTGCTTCAACAATACACGCATCCGGCTCCCAGTTCTTATACATCCTAAAAGCCGCTTCCTTCAACTCAGGAAACTCCATGCGCTTTTGCATCGCATCCAACAATATCAAACTCGCATTATTCCTGTTCTCGTCCGGATAAAAAATCCCCCACGTTGTACAAGCCGAGTAGTCACTCCGCTCACCCTTCGTAAAAGCCGTATCCCAAGACTGAATAATAAACTCACACGGCGGCGGTGTATCACTATTCCATAACTTCCACCACTCCCGCTTCACCAACGCACCCTCTTCACCCGTCGGTGCCTGCTGATACTGCGCATTCCATTTAGCCGGGGGAAGCTCCTCCTTCAGCGCCGTCAACTCATTCAACGACCAAAACTCAGGCCACAGCGGATTTCCCGACGGCATGATCGCAGGAAACTCTATAACCTCCCACTCCTCACCCTTGTCCCGCATCGCCGCATCTTTAATAATCCGGCCCGTCAAATCCCGCTCAGCCCAGCGAGTATTGTGGCTTACAACCCCGTTGGCAATGAAGTTTTCAGTCTTGTCAATCTCAACATCAAAGACTTCTTCTTTTCCATCAGGGGTTATCGAGACTATCTGATCTACTGTGAAGTCTGAGATACGATGCAGCTCGTTCAAGTACGCTTGGCGTCTTTCCATAACCGACGGTAAGGTTGCAGTCGTTACAGAGCAATCCTCTGACGACTCCCGTGTCGTGGCAATGGTCGATGCATAACTTTGCATTCCAATGCGCTTTTGTGTTTTTTGAAGAAGGTTCCTCACCGCACACATCACACTTGTTGTTGCGTTCAGCAACCATGACTTCGTATTGTTTAGCAGTAATGCCGTATCGGTGTTTGATACGTCTTGCTCGGTTTTTTTCTGGAGTTGCTGGCGGCAAGTATTTTTTTCTGTAGCAATTGCTACAAAGTCCTTTTGCGCTGATTGGTTTTCCGCACTCGCAATTTTTTCCAACCCACATCCCATGACTTCCAATGGGTTTACGTGGGGCGTCTGGGTTTTTTCTGTGGTAGCTGTCACTGGCTTGGCATGGCGCACATTTTCCAGGCTTTGTTCTTGCCCTTGAGGGTCTGCTGCACCCTTCAACGATACAAGTAAATCGCCCACACGCAACTGATTCAGTCTTGTCCATTCCAGCACCCCTTCGTTCATTACAAGAAACGGATGTCTCTCGTTTGCACGAAGCATTATGCCAGATTGTGTTTGTATCTTGTATATGGAATCAATACCACTTGACCGCCAATTATTGACTTTGCTTTTTGACAATTTGCCGTTATCAAAGGTGGCAACATGATCTCCAACCTTGATATCTTTAAGTTGTTGTGTTGTCCCGTCCGCCATCAATACATTCGTATCTCCGGTCATGCACATCACCACAACAATCGCACCACCCGGCTGTAGACGCTGCCGAGGCCCAGATGTATACCACTCATACACCTTATCAAACACCTCAGGATTCCCAGCCGCTAAAGCCGCCTCTTGTTCACTGTGCGGGTCGTCAATAATAAGCAAGTCCGCTCCCTTACCCGTCACAGTACCGCCCACACCAATAGCGAAATACTCCCCGTTCTTACTCGTCGCCCACCGCCCCGCACTCTTACTATCCTGTCTAAGACTCACCTCTGGGAATACTTTAGCGTATTGCTCACTCCCCACCAAGTTACGCACCTTGCGCCCAAAGTTAACAGCCAAGTCAGCCGTATTAGATGTCTGAATAATCTTCTTATTCGGGTACTTCCCCAAGAACCACGACGGCAATAGAAACGACGCAAACTCCGACTTCGTATGCCGAGGAGCCATATTAATGATAAGCCTCTTTAACTTCCCGCTCGCTATATCTTCAAACTTCTTAGCCATCACCGCATGGTGCCTCCCATGCACAAACCCCGGCCACATCAGCTTTACATAAGACATAAACGACTCATGAGCCTTCTCCCTGTCCCGCGCATCACGGTAATCCTGCACCGCCTGAAAGAACACCTCCTGCTCATTCTCAGGTAAAGACTCTATCAATTTCTCTATCGTCATTTACTCTTCCTCGACCGCATCTCAGCCAATACAACCAATAAGAAAAACAACGTTGCCAACAAACTACCGCCCCTCA